ATCTTCAATTTCTCCATAAATGTCTTTAGCGAGAAAAACATCCTCTTTCTCAAAGGCTAATCCGATAGTGTGGTCGCAATCTTTCATGTAAACTTTTTTCCTTTCGTTCAGTTCTTCCCAGTCCCGGAGGTTCTCCCTCCTCACTGGACTTTAATATACCTATATCTCTCAACATTTCAAGTTAATTGTCTCGTTATTTTTAAATACTTTTGTTGACACAACCCTACATGTAGGTATATTAAGGTCCGGTGAGGGATTCCCCTACGCCGAACCAACAGAAAACTAACAAAAACGAAAGGAATGACTATGACTAACAACAATCTTAATGCTGAGGAGCGTATGCGTTGGGTGGCGTCTCAGTTTGCCACTCGCCTTTCTCGCGAGTTTGATCTGCCTGAAATAGCCACTGCTGCGGTTAAGGTAGCCCCGGATAAAATGTCTAATCGCGTCTGCGGAAAAATTTCTGTCGGGGTTGTCCCCACTGGACAGGCAGCGGTAATTATCCGAAACCTCACTGTCGTGATCAAAATCTCCGAGTGCGACCCCTGCGAGTTAAAGAATTCGGACAGAACTCTGGTCTACTACGCAGAGGTTTACTATCACTACGATCACCATAACCGTGGCGGCTCTAACGGCAAGTCTTCTCAGTTCACGATTGCGGTCGAACGGGATCTCCACACCTCGTTCAGCAATCAGAGCGATAGCTTCGATGTCGCATCGATGAGCTACATCGGCCATTCCCGCGATTCGGTCGATAGTGCGATCCGCACCGCCGCTCGCAACGCCGAGAGTGCGAAGCACGAGGGTGATGTCGAATACAAAGAGTAACAAGTTAGATATTTTTTGTTGACTCAGAGTGTGTCATGGATATATTAAAGTCCGGTGAGAGGGGAGTGCCCCCCTCAGGACCGGGGGAACTAAACGAAAGGAAAAAAGAAAGTGAAGACTAAAATCAACCACCATAACGTTAAAGTCGGCGATCTATTCCGCTCGACTTGGGGCTACAACACGACTCACCATGATTGGTACGAGGTTGTTGCAACGACCCCAGCGGGGGTTAGAGTTCGCGAATTGTTGAAAAACAAGGACAGCGACGATGGCAATAACGGGTTTACTCCGCTAGTTTGGCCCGCTACGGGTGATCATCGGTTTGCGGGTCCGGTCAAGTTCAAGCGGGTCCGGCCAACCTACGACGGCGGGTATGCGTTCAAAGTTAACAGCTACAGTAGCGCGTATTCCGACGATGGGACGCCCCGACGTGAAAATCATCTCGATTGATCGAGTAAACGTTATCCCCCGGATTCACCGGGGGATAGAAAGGAAAAGTGAAAGACAAAGACAAAGACAAAATGAACGACAGAGACAAAGTGACAGTGACAATTGCCGACGGCGGAAATGCTTCGGGCGTGACGGGTGGAGTGACTTCCATGCTCGAACTCATAATCAATAAAACGGTTGAGTCGGCAGCAGAGAAGGGGATCGATGTTGAATTTGTTAAATTTGACGGCGATGAGCCAAACCTCAATACTCATTCGTGGGACGTTGTCGGTGACGTTGGCTATGCCTACGACGGCAAGTATGACGAAAGGATTGCCGATAACAAGAAAGGTCTTTGGAACGTAATTAGAAAAGCGTTCGACGACAACTCCATTGTCAATCCAACAATCCGCTACAGTCACGCCCGTGGGTTCCACCTTGAGAGCGGCGTTCATCCTGAAGATGCGGACGTTCTTTGGTCCCATGCGTGCAATTACGTAAAAGATGGTCCCAGTATCCGGGCCGACGATTTCAAGGAAATTCGAAAGGCGATCATTGAGGCCGATTTCCGAGCAATGGAAAAAGAAAGGGCAGAGCGAGCGGTGGCAACGGTCGTGGATCTAATGTCAACCATCAGAACCAGCCACACTTTCGAAGAAGCGATTGATATCGCGTCTGATGCGGCTATGGAAAATCTGGGATTGTGGGAGGTTTTGCTCGACGCTGACGACGAGGGCAAGATCGATCTTGCTAAATACGACATGGAAAACATGCCGCCGAACTGGAAGGTATCGGATCTCCCGGAAGATCTCCGAAAGCTATTTTAGCGAGGCAATTACCTTGAAATGTTGAGACATACGTTAGTATTTTTTCTTTTTTGGACGCTTCAAAGCCTCTATATTAGCATACTCAGTTCGCCACTCTTTGTAGTTGGTCCCCTTTCTTGCATTGACCCACTCTGCCGCTTCCTTGCGGTTGTACCACTTGCCATCGCTACTCTGCCGCTTCCTTGCGGTTGTACCACTTGCCATCGCTATCGGTGAATCAAAAAGATTGCAAGTAATCGATTCGGTTCATGGTTGAAATATAAACTATTACCAAAAAAAGGCACCCCCCACACACGGGGGGTGCCCTCAACTCTTACTAACACGAAACAAATATTTACTTGAACGTCACGTAGTCGCACGAAATGCTTACATTGTATTTGAAAACCCCGGAAGCATCGCTTGATAACTGTTCCCCTCCCAGAGACTCCAACAACGCACGGTGCAGGGTATACGAACCTGCGCCCGACGTAGAACAACCCTCAAGCGTAAGAATAATCTCTTTCTGCGCTTTCGATTTATCGCCACATCCCGTATCCGGGTCGTAGTGTTCGTTAAGCCATTTGTGCAGTGGTTTTCCTGCTTGACCTCTCTCAGTCTCAAGAAAAGTCATGGAAATATTCTGAGGTTTGTAAACTCCCAACTCTCTCGTCCAAGATCCCCGGAGTTGTACTTCCGTGTTGGACCCCGAAATTTCAGGAATGCCGGAGGTTTCGGCAAGCATCTCCACGTCAGAACTACCAATTCCTGAAACTGACCAGAGGTAGGTTTTCTGGAAGGGTGCCATTTCGGCGAGCTTATTGTTATTTATGGTCATTGGACTGTAATTTTAGGTTGTTATACGAGGTCAGCAGCAAGCTGGAAATCGATTGAACTGCTTGTCAAAATAAGGTTGAGGTTAATCTCCTCAACGCTTCGGGTCGGTTTGATGAATACCCATACGTTAAGGATGCCATTGTCTATGTCGGACGCTGAATTGTTGGAATCGTCAACAACAACCCGAAATTCTTCGACTCCCCGACGCGCTTCGACACTGCTCATGTAAGCGTTGATCAGGGCGCGAACTGTAGTCCGGGTGATGTCGTCATTGAGTTCGAACAGGAAATTTTCTTCCAGTGTTCGAATGATTTGCGGTGCAATAGCGAGCAGTAACAGTCGAACATTCATTCGATCTAAAGAACTGGGACGGCGTTGAAGAGTTTTCTGTCCCCAAATGACGATCCCAGAACCGGGCCGAAACTGAATTGGATTAACCCCACTGTCGTAGAGGTAGTCCATATCGCCTGCGTTGTAGCGAACCGCAACATCTTCAACTCCCAAAATTCCGCGTTGAAGACCCGCGACCGGAAACCAAGGCTCATTCACTTCGCCACTTCTCGCATACGCGCCCGCGACATATCCGTCAGGCGCGATTTCGATAGTTCTAGCGTTAAACCTGTCAGTTATTTCGAGGTGCGGGCTGAACATACCGGCGAAACTTGAATTGATGTTGCTCTCGACTTCCCTGAATTCCACGACTTGAGCAGCAGATGCATTAGTTGCGTCATGGGACAGGATCGCAACGCAATCCTGTCGAGCCTCGCAAATGTCAACGATGACTCGTTGAAAACCGGCTGTAGACCAGCCCCCGTCCATGAACAACATCATTGGATAGGATTCTTTGTTTTGGAAAACGTCTGCCGCCGTAATCATATCTGCATCCGATACAGCAGTACCGTCCGATGCGGAAGAAAAAGCAACGGCAGTGAGGTAGGGTAGGGGAACCTGCCCGCCGTTCAAGGGATTATTTTCTGCCCGGATGTAAGCACTGCGCTCCAGTAATGTCTCCACATACATGTTTTTTCCGTAACCGTCGAGTTGACCCTCAACCCTTGAACATATCCATGTCTCTTTGAGAGCGCCCTTGTAGTAAACGTCAATTCCGAATGCTTCAGCTACCGCCGGTTCGTTGATTGTCCGCGTAGCACGGACGTTGAGATCGCCACTGCCTCCGGTTGTAGGAACAATCTCATCAGTTCCTGCCAGTGCCGCTTCCTGCGTTGCACAAAGATACAACAAAGAGGTTGTAGTGTTACTACTCACATAGTAAGTGCGCGTTGCCAACAATCCATCGGGCACGGTTGCGCCCGATGCTGGAGAGATAGCGACTTCGATCCCGGCTACGAAATCGTTAGTAACTTGAATCTCTCCTGTCGTTAAAAGATTAGTCTGCGTTCCGTCAAGATCGACTGTTGCAAGTGCGTGATCGATGAAAACGCTAACGGAAAGATCCTCGTTCCAGACTCCGGGATCTGCTCCCCGAAGCATTACCAGATCGTCTCCCTCAAAGGTGGCATCTTCAGAAACTTCGCCCACGTCCACTCTCGTACCCGTTGCAGTCAGGTAAATTTTTCCATACTCAACGTCGCTCGCAACTGCGCGACGGACCCAAAGTTTATCGGCCCGCTCCAAATAAGCGAGGGCAGAGAAATGCCCAAGGTTCATTCCAACCTCAATTGTTCCCCCCGGCGTTGCCTCATCCAAAAACTCGCCCTGAGTTGTTACAAAAAATGGCCGATCAACTGGCCCTCTTTTGAGAGGCAATACGATTCCAGCATACGCACCCTCAAAATTAGGTACGCGGGAACTTAGGTCGGTTTCTACGATATTTACTCGTGGTGCTGCCATAGTATAAATTTATTTTCGTTGTTATTTGATAACTGCTTTGCGAACGCCCACCGGGAGAACCTCCGGGACATCTTTTGCAGGTACTTGAATTTTCTCTCCCGGAGAAATAATGAAATCTTTACCTTTCCCCAGTTTAACGGGCACTGCTCTCCGCGAAGGGTTGTATAGCAGAACGGTCCCCGCTTTCTTTGCGGTCTTTTTCTTGGCTACCTTTTTAACAGTCGCTTCCTTCGCTTCCTTCGCGTCCTTCTCGTTTTGCCCCGGTTCTTCGATTTTTGAGTCACTCATCAGATTCCTTTTCTGTAATGTAGAAATCCTTGTTAATTTCAGTAATCAAATCTTGCAAGTCGGCTCGAATTGTTGCTTGGTATTGCAATCGCATGGTAACTTCCAAGGAAGACACTGTTCCTTGAGTCGGACCCGATGGAAAGGCAAACTGTCCTGTTTCAATAACATCGATGGTGGGTCGAATGCTCAAGTCCTCGTCGCCGGGGTAGAGGCAAACAACTGGATCGACCCCGGAAGAACATTGAAGTTCCTCAAAACCCGCAACGGTCAACCACTCCTCAACGCCCTCCAACATGTCGAGGGAAGGGGAAATGAATGCGTAAGTAACGTCCACCGTAACTCGCCGCATGTGAAACTTACGGGTTGTGAGTCCTTCCGTTGCCGCCGCTACTGTATTATGCCTGCCTTCGGATTTTTTGATCGCTTGCCGGTTCCACAGGACCAATAGCCAGTTCCGGGCTTTTTTCTGGGCTTGTAGATCTTCGTCGATAGCGGCGGTGATTCGCCTCTGCGTGCCCCATTCGCTGAAAAATTCCAAAGTGGGATCAAATCGAATATCGGCAACGGGGAAATGGCGCAACAAGTGCGCCATTTGCTCCTCCAGTTTCCGCATCACTTTCGATGTCGTCATCGAAGTTAGGTGCTGCTACCGACATGTCTCAACCATATTGACCCGCCAGTTACGCCAGTCACTTTGTAGTCGGAAAGATCCCAAAGTTCCCTCCGCATGGGGCCGGTTAAAACATCTGGTATAGAGGCAAGCCCGCCCGGTATAAAATTGATCAAGTTCGTCTTGCCATACTTTTCGCCCCACTCCCGAAGGCGAATATTGCCAGATTCGTTCTGGTATTCTTTTTTGCGCAACGCACTGCGCCTAGCAGCAAGAATGTCGATTTGCCGATCGATCGAAGGACGAGAAACTTTACTGCGTTCTTTCTCAGCCCTTAGTCTGTTGATCCGGTCGGTAAGCTGGCGAATTTCGTCCGTTGCCTCATCCTTGCCGTCATCGTCCCAGTCATCGTCATCGTCATCGTCCCAGTCATCGTCCCAGTCATCGTCATCCAAACTTTCCCGGTAATGAGCGGTTCGCTCAACTGTAGTTCGTACTTTTCGCATGACGCCTTCCACCACATTTGCTATCTCATCCGGTCTGGGGTCGTTGCTGACGAAACTCTGAATGGCATCGATCGAGGAAGGGTTTTTTCTGTATTCTTTAATAGCCTGCTCGACAAACAGAAAAACTGCCTGATTTTCACGCAAGCGGCGGACGTTGGGATGATATGTCCAGAAAGCATTTGTAAACGAATTAACTCTGTTGTGGCTATCGAGATCTCCTTCATTCAACTCCAACTCTTTAGGTCTCCAGTGTTGTCGTTTTTCCTGTTCAGTAGGAAAGGCGGACTCGAAAAACTTCTGCGATCGATTTTTCATTTTTAGTTTGAGTTTTTAGGTCCGACGTATTTTCGAACAGGCACCTGCCCGCTAGCAGTTCTGCTTAATGTCCCGCTCTGGTGAGAGGCGACTTTGAGTTTTTTACCGCAACCTGAACAAAACGCCCCGCTGCCGAAAACTTTATGTCCGCATGAATCGCAGTAATCTTTCCGGCTTTTTGGACCGCCGTCCGTGAACGGGCGGATAGGACCGCCGTCCTCTTCTTCGCTTAACCCCTCGTTGAGAAGTTTCTTTAGCTCGGCTTTAATTTCTTTCGCTTTCGGACCTGTCCATTTCCGGGCATTACCCAGAAATCGTAAAACTACACCCCTCCCGCTATCGAACATGTAATTGTCGTTTACCGAGTTGAGATCATGCATCGCGTCAAGGTACGGTCTGGCCGCAAAATTAACATTTTCCCATTCCCGTTCGATCTCCGCCGCGATGACAGAAACTGGACGACCCTCGTTGAGAGATTCATTCTTGCCGGAACTCTTCGCCGCCGCGAAAGTTCCTACGGGGCCGCCGTCTTCCTCTTCACTTGTCCTACAGTTGTGGTTTACCTTGCCATTCTTGTCATATTTAAGTTTTTTTCCACAATAGCTGCAAGTGGATTCCTCGTTCAGGAAACCGGGCCGCCAATGCGGACGACTCTCTTGTTCAGAGGGGAAGGCGGACTCAAAAAACTTTCGAGATTTACTGTTCATATCAGAATCTAAACTTTCTGCTTTCAAAGCTTTCGCGTCACGGGATTTTGCGTCGTGAATCAAAGCGTCAATAATGCGCTCTTTCAGGGTTTTCCCTGTTTTCTTGTTTTCGCGCATTCTTTTTTGAAACTGCTTTGACATAGTGACGGATTTTTTGATTTTCGGCCACATCTCTTTCAACCCGCCCTCATTGGTGTAATTCAACATTTCAACAACAAAATCCAATTGCTGGGCAATCGAACTGCTGGTTTGCGTAAAGAACGTGATCAGCGATGCGGTCAGTTGAATAAAATCTTCATCCAACTGCGCCCGTTTCAACTGTGTCCGCTCCTCTTCCGTCAAACATTCCATCAAGCTTTCTAGCTTGGGGTAGGGAATTCTGGTCCCTGCCCTTTTTGGAGGTTCTAGTGAAATGCCTCTCTCCCGTGCAATGTTTTCGAGGGCCGTGACTACCGCCTCGATCATTTTTTTCTTCCCCATCGAAACTTGAGGTAGTTTCGCGGTGTATTTGGAGAATATGGCGACAGTGCTTTTGTCAACGAGATAGTTGTAGGTTTTGTCTGTACCGCGCAACGCTTTCCAAAGCTGGCGGAGCGCCGGTTCGTTGCAGGCATTCAATGCCTCTTTTGCTGCGTAAAGTTGGGCGGCGGCGAGTTGACCACCTTGTCCCAAGAATGCGTTTATAGTTTGCAGGGCGGATGCCGTCCCTATCGGGTCGAGCAAGGACTCGTTTTTAGCCCTTCTAGCCCTAGTGTTGTTTTTTGCCATCGATGTTGAAGTTTTAGATTTAGTTGGTTGTCCCGAACCGCCTGAATCCCGAACCCATTTCACAAGGGTGGACCTAGAAACACCGGCTTTTTCTGCGGCAGATTTATACGTAATATTGCCGCGTTTATACAACGCAACTGCCGCTCGTATCTCCTGCGGGCTATATCTTTTTTGTAAAGAGTTGTCGTTGTTTTTAGCGTTGGGGCTTTTGGTTTGGGGGTTTTTGGTTTGGGGGTTTTTGGTTTGGGGGTTTTTGGTTTGGGCGGAGGTTGCTTTCTTATCGTTCCTCTTTTTGGCCTTTGCGTCCATCTCGGCCTTGATGTCCCCGATGACTTTTCTCGCGTGCGCAATATCCGCTGCCTTGCGTTTAATTTTTCGTACATTTGCCTGCGCTGCCGCTAATTTTTTACTGTCCACTAGCTTTTTGAGAGTCTTGCCGAACTTGCCCTCTTTAGCCATTTTCGTAGCTTTTTGCCGTCCGTATTTTTTTACTAGCCGGGTGAACACGACACGACCTATAAGAAGAACGCCGCCCGCCACAGCAGGTACCGCCTCATCGAATCTATTTGAATCGTAATGGTAATCGAGAATAGGAATCCATTCCAAAGCTTCCCGCAATGAGATTGTAGCTTCACGGGGTTGCCAATGATCGAAGTTGTTTTCCGCCATGTCTGAATCTAAATTACCCCGGAAATGAGTGACAATTTTATAGAAAAACTCAAACAATACCGATCTGGCGGTAGTAAGAACCTACGCAAACCTGTTGATGCGGACCCCGTTGTTAAAATCGATGGGATGGTGGTTTTGGAAAGCAGGTCAAAGAAGAAACCCGTATTTGAGTGCGAAGAGTGCGGTTTCGCTGACGTAGTTGGAATGTTTGTTTCCTGCCCGCTTTGCGATCCGGGCGGCGCTAACTGCCCGTTCCTGCGACAGGGGCAGGGTTGCGGGTTGGATGCTCGACCGTGTCCACATGTCGAAAACCTGTCGTTCGATGCTTGCGAAAAACGGGACAGCAACAGATAATCTATATTGTAAGTATGAGCGAATCCACCGAAGCAGATCGTTACGGCAAAATCCGCGAATCCCTGCCAACCATTTTTTCAACAGCAGAAAGCAGAATCTTAACGGTACACGGCAAATTTGCCTACGATCTCAAGATCTGGTTCCCGGTTCCCGAACAGGGAGATGGAACGTGTTCCGACGTTGAGAATGACAGTGGGGGCGATCGGAGCGTTTACAATCGATTCGGCAACCTAACCCGGTACGGCGATGAGCAATTTGAGCGGGAAGAATGGGACTCTCCAAAGCTGGACAACCGGAACGATGAAGATCGGGCGGATGCTCAGTTCCTCCCCGGCGCGATTACCGAGATACCAGACGATGACAATGACCCCGAAACGCTCAACCCCAACGGACCCGATCCAAACTGGGAGGGGAGGGCAATTATCGCCGGACTTAAACGCGGAATTCGGTATTTCGATAATGGTGGGCTTGGGGGAAGCACAGATCCATACGGCTACCAACAAGAGATTATTCTCATGGTTCCCGAAGCGATTACCGACATGCCCGAAAACTCTAAAGTGGAGGTTACGAGACCGGACGGCGACATTCTCCAGTTTCACTCGCTAGGCGTTTATCGGGAAAAGGGACAATGGAGCGCCGGGTTTCGAAGAGCAAGGCTCATCCCGGCTCAAGACGAAATGCGCCCCAATCCTTAAATCACTTGAGGTAGCCCTTAATTCTGAGCAGTTGAATGCTGTTATAGACGTGCTTACATCCGCCCGGATGCTTGCCCGGATTTCGGTAGGGATAGCCTCCATTCGGCCATCCCGGCGCAGGTATTCCGGGGGGTGGGGTTTTCCTTTTGTACGGTGGGGGCTTCTGACCAATTAGATCACCTTTATTGTAGACCCAAATGCCCCACGTATAATAAAAATCTGGACAGGTACAGTTAATCAAAAAGTTTGCCTTGTTCATAATCGGTTTCTCAAAATGCTTTGCGCCAAGTGTTAGAAACCACCATTTTTTGAGGACGAAATGATTGTCAGGGTCGTCCATTGCGATATTTTTCTCAACCCGCTCCGGGTTACGTAGAACCATCGTCACCGTATGCTCGCCGTTGACGGTCACGCCTTGGTGCGACAGTTGCAGTAAAACATCCCCGTCGTCAGGCCCAATCTGCTTTGCTGTTTCCAGCCGCATCATGCCGGAAGCTTTTGGGGGGATGCGTTTAGCCGAAACTTTACGCATCCCGGATATAATTTCGGGCCTAGTCATATCGCTAAAATTAGCCCATATCGTCAACTACCCAACCCGTTCCAAATTCCCGGTCCAAATAATCAAGCCATCTCCCGTGTTCCTGTATTCCATATCCAAAATTTTTGTCGGAGGGGCGTATCGTCTCTTTCCGGCTCTTTCCGCGAACTGTCCAATAATATGAATCAAATTCAATCAAGTAACGGTTGTCTCTCGCGGATTTTTCCGCATATGCCCGGCCCGACAAAGACTCGTTTGTCGCTACCATCGCTACCGTACGTAACCTCTGAATTTTGTTCATGTCCAAATGTAAACTGGCAGGGCTTATTTGAAATTGTCTCGAAATAGTGAGACAATTAACTTGAAATGTTGAGAGATATAGGTATATTAAAGTCCGGTGAGGGGGGAGGACCTCCGGGGCCGGGAACTGAATTCAACGAAAGGAAAGACAATGGGAAGATCAGTCAGCTATCACTCGAATGCGGCAAAGGTCGTGTTCCTCCACGACGTCCTGAGTGAGGGTGCCGGGAACTGGGAATGGGACGAGTTCATCGATGACCTTAAAGGGGTCATCCGGGAACGTTACCCTTCCTTCGAAGATGCCGATCGATGGGCGGGTCGCGAGGATCATGTGATTCTCGAAAACTCCGCCGCTGAGATTTCGGTTGCCGAATACTGCGGCCTGATCTCAGTGAGTCTCGCGCCGCGAGAGGCGAGCGACTACGACTACGACTACGACGGGGAAAGCATCCGGGCTTGGAACGAGAACTGGACCAACCTCATCGCCAACAACTTCCACGACCACCTTGCCAAGAGGTTCTCGAAATCCGCCCTGCGGAAGATCGGGTCCTTCTCCAACGGTGAAGGGGTCTACGAACTGATTAACTAACTCAACTAGAAAGGAAAAAAGTGAAAAGGAAAAGGAAAGTGAAAAGAATCAGTGACCCGCTTTTTGATCTAAAAACGAAAGCGGATCTGTTCGCCCATCTTATGAAAAAGATGCGGGCATTGGATACCGACGATTTCCGCTCGGCCCGACTTGGTTCCGGCAAAGATAGGACCATTGATGACTATCGAACCACGCTCTGGTTTCGAACCAGACCGTTTGAGTTTCTGGCGAACAAGAAATTCGCCCGCCTATGGAATGAAGATGAAATCGACGATCTCAAGATCGTCGCCATTCCTAGCTAATCTAGGGGCTGTAGCCCCATTCGTGGATGCTGTTGGCGTCGGTGTACAGATCACTTGCCCGGACAGTCTTGGTGAGGATCTTGTAACTATCTAAATGGGCCTTGCCGTGGGCAACCGCGTAGCGACGATTCTGGGTAACCCAGTCTCCGGGCTGAATTTTTAAGTCAGGCTTTTGCTGCCTTTCCAATTTGGCTACCTGTCGCTCAAGATCGTCTACAACTGCCTGTTGTTTGGCGTCGTAGTCCAAGTCGCTTTTGTCGTATTTGTCGCGCAGTTTCCAAATGTATTCATCGCCGCTTTTGAAAAATCCGAATTGGTTGAAGTAGCCTGTTTTCTCGCGCAGGAAATCAATCTTCTTTCGGGATTCCGCATTTACATCGGGCACGGCGCGGTAGATTTTAACCCGGTGGTTGGGCTTGCCACGGGCGGCTTGAATCACGGCTATCGATTCCCGGTCGCTGTACTCAGCGGCCCCGTGGCCATAATATTGTACCGCCTTTGAACTGTAGATATCATCCGGCCAAATATCATCGGCCCGGTCCATTTGTGTCCCCGACGATTTTCCGGGCGCGGTGTGATTGCCCCGGTAATCCGACATCTCCAGAAGTTTCTCGATCTTGTCCATGTCTGCGAGTTGCTATTTTACCCGACTGACGCCCACCATTTTTGGTCGCTTTCCAAAAGCCTTTGATACTCTGTCTCTTTTTGCCGAACCCACTGCAAAAAATCATCCCGGCTGAAATCAATGTCCACTTCGTCGATCGGCAAAAGCGCCTTTGCATTTGCATAGGCGTGTCCAAAACGGACTAAAAACATGAGGAAAAATAGCTCGTCTTCCGCATACGAAAGGACGGGGGCGCAGGGATAGGTGGCAGTGGCAGACAAACAGATGCCGCCGATCGCATCCTTGCTAGTCGTTATGTCGATATACAAAGCCCCGCACTCAAATTCAGATGCAAACGAATCGATCTCAACCGGGTCGTTGAGATTAGTTGCGGCGGGAGTAACTTCCTCCCCCGGAGCGGCCTCCAAATCAATCGCGAAATCCCGGCCCAATATGGTCAACGTGAACTGGCTAGCTACTTCAGGGGGGACATAGAACCGAAAATCAGTCCCGCCCAAATCAGTGTCCTCAATCAACCAGTCTTCGACCTTGCGTGTCGGGGAACAGTTTGAAAGATAGCTTATTGAAAATGTACCTCCGGGCAGAATGATCTCTTTTTTCGTGGTATCCACACGGTAATCAATGCCCATTTCGGGCACTGTTCGAAACAGGTGATTCCGCTCGCCCAGTGAATTGGGCAGGAAATAGTCATACTCCTCTGCAATATCCCGGAGGTGGGGCGGGCCAATAGGTTTTACTTGAGTCAGTTGAGCGAAATCGTCAGGCAACGCGATAATTCCATTCGCATCGATATTGGCAGATCTTACTATAGTTCGCTCTTTGCGCGGCCTGTGTCGCGAAGAGTATTCCCGTACCGCCGGAACGAAGATCGCCCGTGAGATTTTGCCGGAATCCAGTCCTAGGTCAGCAGGGTCTACCGCGACCTGCCCCGACTCCGTTAGTATTCTCTCAATTGCCTGACTCTGGAAAATCATTTTTTCTTGCCTGACTTTCTGCTGGACCTTCTGGACCTTTTCGTTGTTGCCTTTTTGGCTTTTGTCTCTTTGACTTCCGCCTTAACGTCAATGGTAGGCTCAACCGCAATTTCCTCTGCCCCTACGTTATCCTCTTCCTCCGCCGCTTCGTCCAGATCCAAATCCAGATCCGTAACGGATTCGAGGGGGTCGATGGACGGGGGCTGGTCTACAGCCGGTTCCGCGACGGGTTCCGCGACGGGTTCCGCGACGGGTTCCGCGACGGGAGTTTCTCCTACGCGAACGCATTCAATACCGCGTCTCTCGAAAGTGCTTTTTAGTTGGTGTTGTTGCTTACTGGAAATCGAAACGGGTTTTCCCGGAGGTAGGGTGACTCGCCCTTCCTCAGTTTGGAAAAACATAACGGATTTGCTGGCATTGTTCGTTGCTTGGTATTCAATCATAATTAATTAGTAGTTTTTCCAATCATCCTTCCTCTTGCCGCCGAAGTCAACTTGCTGACGCTGAGGTGTCGGTTTTGGTCTTAGTTTTGATTTTGATTTTGCTTTTGGGACCGCATCATATTTTCCGGGATCTGTCTTAAATCTCTGGGGACGTTGCGGTTGCGGTTGTGGTTGCGGTTGTTGCGGTTGCGGTTGCGGTTGCGGTTGTTGCGGTTGCTGCTGTTGCGGTTGCTGCGATTTTTTAGCAAATTCCGGGTAATCCCTTTCCAGAGAGTCTACTATTTTTTTGTCTTTATACGCCGAAGTGAAATCCTGCGGAAAGTTCCCCAACCATTTGTCTATTTTTCTGAACATTCTCTCCGCTCTCCAATGATTTTTTGATTTCCTTTGTGCGTCGTAAAAGTCACGCCGGAATTCGTCTACAACATCGAGGATTCTATGGGGATCAAATTTTCCTTTCAAAACGTCCCGCGAAATTGACGTAGGAATCTTAGCCATCGGCGAATCAGGATAGGCGTAAAAATTCTTTACGTTGTGATCCAGAATCCCGATGGTTTTGTTAAAACCCTTCACGAGACTCTTCATGCCCGCGCCCCGCGCCCACTGCCGCAGGTAACGCCCGTTTTCGATCAAGGAGTTAACAGTCCGTTTCATACCGTTACTCCATTCGGCCCGCCTTTCGTCACGCCCCTCTTCGAGAGCGAGAGCAGTCCGGTCGTCATCTACGTCTCCGAGAGCAATCCGGGCGAGTTTTGAAACGGAGTTTTCATTACCTTCCATAATCGAATATAACAATTGGTCGCAAAAAACCCGCACCCTAAGCTAAAGCTTTCAGGTGCGGGCCGCCGAGAAGAATTGTTTCTTCCTATTTTTCTCCGAATTTTTTCGCTATTGCTTACGGTGCCTGTCCGGGAGTGACCGTAATGGAGGTAACAAACTGGCCCATGACCTGTTTGATGCCCGCCCAACACGCAGCAACTGCGTGGCGCTTAACCGGATTATCGATGCCGTGGTTGTCAACTTTGCTTACATACAGAGGCATGTATGGAGCGTAAACAACAGGCGTGTCGAATTTGGTCGTGCCTTTGTAAATACAATAGATTTTGTTTGTATTGATTTGTGTGGCGCGAATGACGTTGACTCCATCAAGAGTCCCGTACATTTCAGGACCACCACCCAGAACGATACCGGAACGTTGGAATCCGGGAACTTCACTAAGACGGGCACAGGCGTTAGGACCAGCAATAATTTGGTTAACTACTCCGCGTCCAGCTTGATCAAGAATCTGGCGCTCTGCCTGAGAAATGGCACTCTTGAGAGTGACGATATGCGATGCCCAAGAGATAGCGTCAGGTGGCTCTTCGTACCACAACTGAGTCGTGGACGATCCTTTGATCAACTCGCGAATAATTTGAGTTCCGATTTCGGAAACCATCTCGTTCGTCAAGTCAGCAATCATGTCGTCTTCAGCGTCGATGCCGAAACGTTTTTTCATGCTCCAAGTTTTGAAGAGTCCAACTTCGCTCATGAGGGCGAAAATCTCGGCTTCAACTCCGGTTGACTCGATGTAACTCTGGATTTTCGGAATGTTACCGGACTCCTCGTAGTTGACACCATAACTGATGAGAATGTCAGCAGTTTCAGCAGGGTCTTCGCGGAGGTTGATATCCCAATCGCCGGTTGCGTAATCAATTGTACCTTCCAGTCCGATACCTGCGATCCCGCCCTTGCCGTCGTCGAGACCACTCAGGGTTCCGGTTGTCAAAGGAATTTCGATCCGCACGGAATTTGGACGAAGGTCGGTCGTTAGAGTGCCGGTGTAGTTTGTAGTCAACGCGACTGTATCACCAACGTCAACGTAAGGCGTGCCTTCATGTGCGTAGTGTTCCGCGTAGGCTCTAGGCGAACGAGGATCGGTCAAAACGTCATTGGCAGTCATGTTGCCCTTGGTGTCCTCTGCGCGAACCTGCTTAAAATAAACAGTGCCACGCTCTTCGTCGATCGGCTGGACCGAAGAAAGCAGAGGGATTACCGATGCGCCGTAAGACGAGGTAATGATGTCGTTGGCGATTTTCGGCAACATGCCCAGTTCCGAAGAATTCCCGGATTCGTGCATGAACGATTCCCACTGGTTCCATTGGTCGAGTTGTTTTCCGACTATTGCGTAGTCGCCCGGCACTAGACTCCGAATCTTAGCCAACGGACTAAGTTCCAAACTCTCCATTTGAGGGCGGTACTTTCTGAAGTAGTTTTCCGCCGCCCGCTCGTTGATATCAACTTCAGCATGCTCTTGTTCAAGCAACTGATCGTGATTTTTGAATGCAGTCATAATTTTCTGTATTTTTTGTTTTTTTTTGGTTGCTTTTCCTAGTTTCTTGTCAGGCTTTGGAAAAGTCGAGCGGAAGCAGCGGTTGATCCTGCGCTCCCGAAAGGTGTTTCGACATCCTCGTAGAGATTTTCGCTTGAATTAGAATTCGAGGCGAAAGCGAGACTTTCGAGCATTTCGTCAAGCTCTTCTTCATCGCTAAATTTTTCCACCAATCTTTCAACGGCAGCGATATCAAGTCCATACTGAGCGGCCTTAATGCGGGCAGCCTCTGCGATGTGCCTTTCTTCCATTTCATGCTCCATGTCAGCAAGGTACTCAAGTTTTTCGCGGATTTCTTGGACGCTGCCGAGTTGGAGGTAGCTTTCCAAAGCCTCATCGACGATCTCAATCGTTTCCTGAATCTGTTCTGGGTCTCCAAATTCGCGATACTCTTCAATGGTCTCGATCCCGGCATCAACGGCTTCATTGATTTTGTCTGGATCTCCAAGTTCCATCCATGCGCGTAAATCGTGTTCCGTCAGGCCGAGGTTGGCAACAGTTTGGATTGCGGTAATGTCGCTCGAATCGAGCATTTCGATTAGATGTTCAACGCTCGGCTCACCAAATTTGGACGCGACGTTTTCTCCTAAGATTTGAACGCGTTCGCTTGCGCGGTTCTCATCCCGGTACATTTCCAACTGTTCACGAAGATCCGTGTTCTCCTGTCGCAGGCTTTCCAAATTCCCAAGTGCTTCGGAAAGTTGGTTCTGCGCAGTATCGCGGTTCTCCATGAGTTGGCTGATTAGTTGATTATTACTATTTTCTGTCATGGATATTTGACTGGTTTTTATTTTTCCTTCGGCCAATTGCGGATCTGTATTTTTGAATCCTGCGTTGATCACGAAATCGAATGTCTCAAGAATGTATTTTTCTTTGTCCACAACCGGGATGCCGTTCGGGCCTGTTCTGCCTTCGCAAAAACTTCCGGTCGCACGAGACGAAATTTTGATTTTACATCCCGCTTTTAGCGGGGCTAACAGGTTCCTTCCTGCCGGGGTATCGAGAATAAGAGCCTCACCCATACCTTGCTGCCCGTTGACATGCAATTTGCTGATGAAATGACTGACCTTACCTTCCGCCAAATCCGTGTCGTTAACGGGACGGTCGTTGTGACCCATCTGTCCGAACATCGTCCGGTTTTTAAGTTTTTCCTGAATGCGTTCCTGACGCAAAACGCTCTCCCACAAATCGCGGGGGTAGAATCGCTTATTCTCAGAAATACCGTCCGGGAAAAAGAACGGTCCCCGGACTACTCCGATAACACCTTCCGGTTTGCCGCTCTTGCCCATGTTGAGTGCCGCTTCCTGCAAAGTTTCGTCGTCGGTACAAAGTTCCCATTCGGAACCCTCACTTAACGACCATTCGTCGATCAGGTTGCATTCAGTTTCCAAAGCGTTTGGAGAAATTTCTTCCGGTAATTTCATCTTTTTAGTCTCATCTATTTAATCTCAAAATACCGAGAATTTTGTTTCCCTTTAGGGAATCGTCTGGAACCCTCTGTTCATGCGGGTTACAGACGATTACTTTCTGGTGTGAGAATTTTAGAAACACAAAAATAACGAGAGAACTACCTTGAAATGTTGAGACATATAGGTATATTGAAGTCCGGTGAGGGGGGAAGAGAGTCCTTCCGGGGCC